GAGGGGGTGAACAGGTTAGTAAAAACGTCCGAATCGGCTTTATGCCAATTTTTGAACACTTTTTCTCTCCAAGTATCATAGGAGTAAACTCTAGGGGAGAGTCTTTGTCCTCTATGACCTTTTGCATGCCATGCAGCAACATAGTCGTTTTTGATACGATCATAGTCAGCTTTAGGGTAAAGCGCTAATTCTCTGAAGGCACAATCGGCTCGTTCCTGGATAACTTGTCTGGCTTCCATGCCAGGCACAGGGGTTGTGTAACACAACATGCCAGAAATAGCAGAAAGTCTAAGTTTGCCTAAAATGCAATTGTTGTCATCATCCTTAATAAAAGATCTACCTAGAAAAGTAGATTTGGAAGGATCAGTGATGAAAGGGACAATTTCAGCAGTTTTATCGGGAGAAGTATATTTCATGCCGAAGTATTCTCTAAAATCCTCGCTCAACGTAACCATATTATAGTTAGGAGCACATTCATCAGAAACACTGCCTTTGGAATCGTCACCACCGGCAGCAATAACAACATGTTCAGAAAAACTCTTATCAGGGAATCTCTTCTCAAAACAAAACTTGTGACCTGCCCAAACTTGGAAACTGTTGAACAGGAAAGTAAGCAAATGGCCAGAACTGTGGCCTCTCAAAGTCATATAAATACAACCATTAGAGATAAAGAAGTAACCATTAAGGCCTTCTATAGTATTTGCATAAATGTTTCGGACTTGATCAGTAAGAACATACCAATAAAGTACAAAGTAAAGAAAAGCTTCGGAAAACATCATTCCAGTTGTGGCTTCTTGTTTACTGAGGTCACCTTCAAGAACATTTTTAAATTTACTAACTTTATGAAGTAACATTTGCCAATCAGAGGACAAGGGGTTAACTCCAGCAACAGTATCAGTAACACAGCTATGATCAGCAATCAACATAAGAAGATCACCAAAAAGCATTCTGAGAAAAATGTTGTAGGCCAGATCATGACCATTAATTATCCTAGGAAGGGGAACATCACCATGAACTTTTTCGAATTCAAGCAATTCATCTTTAGGCAATTGGGCACAAACAGGTTTAACTGGACCTAATTTAGCTTTCTCCCAGTAATCAATAACTCGTAGTTTTAAATTAGGATCAAAAGTTTTCTTTTCAAAGTCAACTAAATCAATCTTTTTCTGGGGAGTGTAATGATAACCAACAAAATGAGATGAACTGGCCATACTAGGAATATTCTTAGCAGGGTCACCAAACAGGGCAGTTTCAAAACTCCACGTATTACATTTTCGAGGCAACTTAGCAAAATCTTTAGACCATTCAGAATTATTCATTCTTTTATCCTTTAACTGAGGAGTTGGACCAAAATTGTGGGTAACTTCGTTGCGATTAACCAAAGCAGGAGGAGTGATAACAGCAGGGTAATGAGCATCAGCACCAAA